CATCTCGTATGTTTCATCTTGGGACTAACTGTGTCGGCCATTTACAAGAACATAAATCATTTTAAAAATGACTGCCTTTGAAATTATAAAAGAGAATAAGAGAAGGGTGGACCTGATAAACGACACATTTAATCCGCTCACTGGAGAAGGCTCACCATTAGAACGAGTCCCTCTTCGATTGTCTGATTATATTCTCCCGGTACAATATATCCCCATATCAATGGCTAACAAAAAATTAGTCACTGAATTATCCAAGAGTGGCTCTATATTATCATTTTTAAAATCTATAAATGTTCCGGATGATGAGATTGAACAGGAACGGGAAAACTTAATAAAGCAGTTCGTTCTGTTAAGGATAAAACACGACTTTCCCTTTTGGGCATACTCATACGTCAAAATAAAAAATAAGTTTGGTGGAAAGAATATACCATTCAAGCTCAATCGCCCACAACGGAAACTCCTGTTAGTGCTCGAAAGAATGAGACTTGCCGATCTTCCTATACGTGTAATTCTACTTAAAGCACGTCAATGGGGAGGGTCCACTTTAGTGCAAATATATATGGCTTGGATTCAATTAGTGCACAAAGAAGGATTTTACTCCGCCATCGTAGCTCAAGATACCGGTACCTCCCGTAAGATACGAGCCATGTATTCTAAGATGTTGAAAGAATACCCACCTGAATTACTGGATTTAGATCCTTCCCGAAAACTGGAATTAACTCCTTATGAAGGCTCTCATAATGATACCATCATCTCCCAAAAGGGAGAAGTCGCAAGAGATTCAGTAATATGCATTGGAACAGCTGAACGTCCAGATTCAATCCGTGGTGGAGATATATCTTTAGCCCACATGTCTGAAGTTGGACTATGGAAAGCCACCGATGGAAAGACTCCGGAAGACATCATACGTTCAGTATCTTCCTCCATACTTCTTGAGCCACTTACTATAGACATCATTGAATCGACAGCCAATGGAACAGGCAACTTCTTTCACACCGAATGGCTTGCTGCCAAAGACAAGAAGTCAGACCGAACCCCTGTATTTGTTTCATGGTTTGAAATTGATATGTATTCCAAACCATTCAAATCAGATTATGAGAAAGAAAATTTCATCAACTTCCTCATAGACAATAGAGAAAACACAGAAGAAACATCTCGCTCCGAAAGCGGACGCTATCTTTGGAAACTATGGAAGATGGGAGCCACACTCGAAGCCATCAACTGGTATGTCAGTAAACGTAAGTCCTATAACTCACATTCAGACATGGCAGCCGAATTTCCATCCGATGATATCGAAGCGTTCAAACACTCCGGGAAAAAAGTATTCGATCAATATGCGGTAGAAGAATTACGCAAATACTGCAGGGACCCTCGTTTTAAAGGAGAAGTAAGAGGAGAAGCCACCGAAGGAAAAAAATCTCTGTCCTCTACACGATTCGTGCATGACAGCCAGGGACTGTTCAAAGTGTGGGAGCTTCCGGACAAAGAAATCATCGTCAGTAATCGATATCTCGTAGTAGTCGACGTCGGTGGTCGATCAGACAAAGCAGACTTTTCCATAATTACAGTCCTAGACCGTTTCTGGCTCATGTACGGTGACAAACCGGTTATAGTAGCAGAATGGAGTGGACACATCCGGCACGATCTGTTAGCATGGAAAATGGCACAAATTGCCGAGTTTTATAATCGTGCCCTGCTTGTAGTGGAAAGCAACACCTACGAAAAGGATCAAGATACCGATGGAGATCACACTGAATACATTCTCAATCAAATTGGAGAAGTATATCCCAATATGTATAAACGAGAAGCGTCCGAGCAATCAATCAAAGAAGGGCGTCCAACGATGTGGGGATTCCAAACCAATCGCTTAACTAAACCTCTGATAATAGACAACTTAGTAAAATATATCGAAGAACAACTTTACATAGAGAGAGATAAAGAAACCATAGACGAATATCTGTGTTACGAAAAGAAAAAGAATGGTGCATTCGGAGCCATTGATGGGAAACATGACGACAAACTTATGACACGAGCTATTGCCCTACACATCTCCAACAACATGCCGCTACCTAAAATAATAGAAAATAAACCCAAGGTTGCTAAAAGAAAAGTCATTTCAGCGGCAACCTTATAAATCCATCAATTATGTTCAAGCAATTAGTAAATTACATCCACTACAACGTAGATGAGCTAAAATTAAAATTCGCTATCCACATGGCCATCAAAGCCCACAATCAGAACGGGAAACGATATTTCGTTATGCCCGACGAAAAAGACAGGTTAATAATCATGCATCGACCATCTTTTAGAAAGTTAAAACATGATGGCCAAATGTCATACTCCGCAAAGGTTAGTGATTTGATCCGAGAAAGTTTCTATTTCACACCATATTCTTCTAGAAATGTGGAAATGGAAGCCATCACCCCTGAAATTCAAGAAGCCAAACGTCTCATGTTTCATCGATATATGAGAGCATCCAGAATTCGGAAGAAAAACGCACCTCGCCTTCCATTCTTTACTCGCTTACAGATAAGACTAAAAATACTGACCATCCAATACAAAATGGCAATCAGATAATCAATAATGGGTAGCTTTTGGGCTACCCATCATTTCATCTCATCGCAGTTTGTAACTGTTGCACAGCTTGAAGATTGGCTCCTTGTGCCACCTGCTGCTGAACTTCCGGAGAAATACCCGGAGGAATATTACCATTTTCCAATTCTTCACGTTGACTCTTAATACTCTGCAGCAAACGATCCGCAAACGGGAAATTGCCATTTTCCAGCAATTGTTCCACACTGATTTGTCCGGTTTTCCAAATTTCCATTAAGAAATCATTAGCCACCATCCTGTAAGCTGGAGTATTTGAACTCTCTACAATAGAAAGATCAAACTCCACATCATTAATCTTCTCCGGATCATATTCTGAAACTCCATTAGCACTTTGTCCCACAATATTCAACACTCGCTTACTATCGTAAAACTGCTGAATATTCTTCACTTTCTTAATGCTCGATTCAATAATAAAACTAGAAAAAGACTCAAGTAAATCCAAGAGTGAAGAAGATGCATTCTGCTGCTGTTGATTATAAAGAGAAGCACTCATGCCTGAATATCCCGGCTTTCCTTGCAATGCCCCCGTTACTCCGGTTACATCCTCCATTAAATTCATCTGTAGTTGCAACATCTCCGAAATACCAATATTTGTACTCTTGTTCGCCACCTGAGTTGGTACCTTATCCGTTTTCCCGGAAGTATACACTATCACTCCATTAAACCTTGCCCACTCATCCGCAAAATCCTCCGGAGTCATATTTTCCGGTATACATTCCTCTGGAATCAGCAAGGCTCCCTTAGCACTGGCTCGGATAACAAAATCATTTAATGTAATCAACCTATTTACATACCTCTGTTGATCAATCACGTCACTCACGAAGCTATGAATCTCCCCATCAATGAAAGGATAAAGTTTAATTGTATATGGGTGACTTCTATGCCTGTATGGAGTTTCCCCTTCCATCAGACATTGACCGAAAGGAGTTAAAAAACGATAGTACCAATAATCGTCCATGAACCATTCCGTTTCAATCAATGGTATATCATCCATCTCCATTCCAGCAGCCAACCCTTCCTCTATTCTTGCCTGATTTTCGGCTTCTATATTAGGAAGATTTTCCACCTCATCCTTGTAATAATCACCGTTAAGATAATCGTGACATCTATATCTAGGTTTTTGCTCCTTTCTCCATATTTCTATTACCCTACATAAATTAGTATCGTATGGAGCCAGAAAATCTATATTTTCAAGTTTACTCTTAGCCAGTCTATCCGCATATTCAGACAGATACCGTCTATCAGCAGCCAAATTATAAATTTCCCGAAACTTCTTATAATCTTCTGGAGATTTAGCGAAAGAAACGCAGAGCCGCTCAAAAGTAAGATCATGAATTTCCCCTATAAGAGACACATCCCAATGCCTTACATCCCTCATTGCTCCATCAAAGAAAATATGATTTGGACTTACCATATCACTCCAACAGTCCATTTTATCATTTCTCCAATCATACGTTTCTTTTTCAAATGCTCCACCACCTATAAGAAACTCCTCGAATATTCTCCCATTCACTTCCTGCATACGGTTTGCTTTCCAATTACATTGGAGCGCAATGCTCATTGTCTCTCCGAGTTTTTGTTCATCTCTATCATTGGCCGTACATGTAGGCTCCTTACTCTGTCCTCTGTACACCCCCATCACTGTACGAACTAATCTTCTAATCAGGTTATTTTTTAGAGGAATACTTCCCTGCTCCATGATATACTTCTCCTCTGTAATCAGTTTCCCGTTTCCATCCTCTATCAGATCACTCCACTGATCGCCATAAGTATATCGCTTATTTCTGGCACGCTCTTCTCGGTAACTCCGTAAGCCATCCCAGCAATGCTGCGCCTGGAGAAGAATATCAAAATTATTCCCTAAATCCCTACTGCTTTCTCTTTTCACACTGTCCAGTTCCACACTCTCTGTAATCCTAGACTTTGGTATTAACTTTCTTTTCGCCATGAATTCATATTTTTAAGCAAAGGAAAGTATAACTCTGTATGGATACATTCTATCTATTAATCATGAGGGATACCGAATAATCGATATCCCTTTTCCTTCTATTTTATCTTACTAAGTTCATCTATCATCTCCATCTTCAGCAGGTTAACCTCCATTTCCATTTCCTTCTTCTCATCCGGATCCGATTCTTTAATGGATTTGTATATGTCATCAATTATAGATTTATATTCTTTCATAACCTGATATCGCTCATTCTCCTTCGATTCATTGAGAAAATCGTATTTTTCCGCATATTTATCAATCCCCATATTCGCCTCATTCTCATATCCTCGTAAGCGTTGCTCAATCACTTGAAATTCATCCATGTATTGATAATAGGTTTCATTCATCTTTCTGAAATCAATCTTGTTATCACTCCCGGATATAAATCTGTTTGCAACGGGAACATTACGCCACATTCGTTCATCTTCTTCCCATATCATAGATATAGTTTTATACAACTGATTAGCCGTTTTTCCCATACCCCCAAAATATCCTTCAAAAATATATTCAATAACAGCCGGATTCATATCAATCGCTCCCTGCATATATTTATCACCTCCGGACACTTCATTGATAAATTCCGCACTATTTACCATCCATTTGGCAGTTCCAGTATATGCCTTTGTCCATGCTGGCATCACCTCATTATAATCACTCTTTTTATATATTGGCTTCCCAAAAAAATCTCTATTCGTAAACGCCTGATACAATGGTTTCCCCGCATCAGGAACAATAACGCTTAATGCATCTCCATTACCGCCAAGAGGATTAATAGGCAATAATTCCGTAAGTTGATTTACCATATCGACAGATACTTTTTTCGTATTAACTTTCCCATCAATACCATTCATATTACCTTTACCCGCCTGATACCACATTTCCCCCATTCCATAAAACGCTCTCAACTCAATCGGTAACGGAATCGTAATAAATCTCTCTCCGCCTATCCAAATGCAGAAATTATTTCTTCTCACCCATTCAGGCAGATTATCATAGGCATCCATCTTTTTTCTCCACTCCATTCTTTCCTCATCAGTCATATCATCATCCCCATCACCTATCAGCATTTCTATGATGGCATTATTAATCATCGGAACTAATACTCCCGCAGTCGCAAATCCTCCAATAGATGTATAAAACTTAGATTTGCTTTTATCGTGGAGTCCTTTGAAGTTGTTCAAAGACTGAACGGCTGCATTAAAAAATAAGAATAAGCTTTTAAAAGTGCCGGCCCCCAATCCTCCCGCACCTTTCTTATTGAAATTAACAGTAACTTCCTTAGCA